CAGCTCTAAGATTGGCCCATCGATTGTCAGAAGTATCATGATTAATGTGGTCGGCCTGCTCCGATGGAAACCTCCCTGTCATATACAAGAAAGCCAGTCGATGCCCGTAATGATTAGTGCCATCAATTTTGATTGAAATATAACCATGCGATGATACGCAGCCAGCTATGTCTCCAGCTTTCGCGTTGCCAGCCGTTTTTAACCTGACAAATAATCCTGTGTTTGGATGATACTCAAGCAGCTCTTTCAGTCGTTCTTGTGTCAATTCCATTACCATCTCCGTTAATTATTTCTTCTTGCTTCTGTGTTTTTTTAGCTCGTGAATTTCTAACCGGCTTATCTCTATGAATCAAGTTTTCCGTACCATCCATCATCATCCCACCCCTCATCCGTTATAAATTCATGAGCCTTAACCATAATATCAAAATCTGAGCCAAGAATGTCGCATAATTTTCTCGCTGCTGATTCTAACGTAGCGTCATTTGACAAGTCAAAGCTAGCCCTAACTGTAATAGCCGCAGCCAACAGAACACCCAGCTCCTCTGCTGTAAAGTCAGCCTGCCTAACATCCTTCATTAGATATTTTCCCCATATCTGTTTCCTTAACGAAAACCCCGTCAACCATCAAGCCTTTACGGTCCTTGATGTCACTGTAGGCCACCTGCAGGCAATGCTCCAATGACAAGCCATTCCTAGTTGCGATGTTAATTAGGACCACCATGATATCGCCGATGTCGTCTGCAATGTCAGGCTTGTTACCCTTGCAGATGTTATCTGACAGCTCCCCGCATTCCTGTATTAACTTGAGAAACTGATCCTTGTCTGTTGAGCCGTCAATGAGGTTGCGGTCATAATGCCACGATTTAATGTCACTCACTAAGCCCTGCATTATTCCAGACCTTCCAAAATCTTTTCTAGGTAATGCATAGCCTTCTGCAAGTCTTCACGCCTGTCGTCCTTGCTCCTTAACAAATACTTCAATACATTCCCCTCGTAAAAGCCCAGACCGTACTCGTCAACAATATCCCACGGCTGTATGCTGTGCTTCTTGTAGTGGCTACCACCAACCTGCCTGTCCGATAAGTTTTTGTGCGGAGCATTTAGCTTTTCCAAAAGAGCCTTCCTTTCCCGCTCTTTGTCATCCAAGTCAATTCCATAGTGCTCACCGGTGTTACCATTTAAGCCAATGTTGTTCATTCGCTCGTCAGTGTTTGGCCATTTATTTTCTATCATATGTCTCCCCATATATCTGATAATATTTCTTCAGCCGTGGTCACCATTTTATAATGACCCGTCCATTCTTCTGCCAAAACCTTCTGGCCAGATTTGACCTTACTACAAAGCAACTCACCAGTGCGCTTGCTTATTGCGTTCGGGTTTTTAACCTCATACCAGTAGTTCTTACCTTTATGGCCCACCAGTATATCGTCCACGCCCAGAACCACCATAATCCCGGGATATGACCGCAGTTCTTCTACGATAGCTTTTTGGTTGTCATCCACCCTAGCCGCTCTTCGATTTACCTTGCCCATTTTCGCCTCCATAAAGCGTTGTTGATATGCAGCCTGACCATCGATTGGAGGTGCGGCTCTACAGTGCTAAGCATGTTATCCATCCACTTATCACGTGGCAATGCCATAATTCTAGCCGCTGATATTCTTGGAGATTCCATTATAACTGGGCTATACGGCGCTGTATATCTTCATCCGAAACCCCCTGAGCATGCAGCCTTGCAGCGTGGAGCAGTTTTGGGTTATAGCCAAATATCTGCTCGACCTCGTCGGTAATTTTCTGCAACTCTTTAGGTAGCTTTTCACCGTCCGGCCTTATGCGTGCTGACTTGGTAACCGGCATTAGTGCTCGGTCCAGCTTCCAGCCATTCCTGAGACGCTGCATGAACTCCGATCTTAACGGTGGGTTATCAACCGTCTCAAGCCATTGCCTAGCTGTCAGACTTCTGCCCTCAAACTCTATAAGCTTTTCTGGCCTAGCCTGCACACCCGGTTTGAATGAAGCACCAGCTCGTATCATTGAGTTTACAGTTGAGCGGCTCTTGCCAGTTAGTTCCATTAAATCAGCCATCGTGCGGCTGCCGATATCAGTCTTGTAATGTTTCACGCTAATTTCTCTAATGTTTCGGCTAATAAATGCAGTTCGCTGCCGTAGATGTTAGTGAACTGCTCCTTGCTATTGTGGATACTAAAGTCACCCTGATGATGCTCACGACATAGCGGGACCACCAAAAAGTCACTTTTGATTCGCTCGGTGCGAATATGATGCACGTTAGCTGGACTATCGCAGACCAAGCACCCCAGCGCTGCCACCTTGCCCATGTGACGTTTCCCTGCTGCGTTACTCATACTGTCTCCCAATTGATGGTAGTTGAACGCCCATGCCGCCAGCAATCACATACACTTGCTCTATCAGAGCTGAGTAGTCGTCACGCTTTAGCTTCTCAGTTGATTGATGAACTGCATGTCCCAGCACTTGCTTTGAGCCGTACACTTCTGCGACGATAGCTTGCTTCATCTCATTCTCAGTGTAGCCCAGCTCGTCACCGAAGAATCTGCACAACATGTGAAACGCAGAGCGCTGCTCCATAGTCTTGCACTCTTTGTATTCGGATATTGTCACCTTTTTAGGCTTGTCTAGATTAAGACTCTTCAGCTCATTGTAAATGCCGCGCTTAACGCTGTCTAGGTTTGGACCGCTGCGCAAGATAAATGTTTTCATAACTCTCCCCGTAGACGCATTTTCTGCTTAATTCTGCTGCACTTAGCACTTGGTTTGCCTTTGTGGTTTTTGTTGCAGGCCGGGCAAATGCTGCGCTCCACTATCCCAGCGCTTTCGCTTTCGCTGCGCGGTCCAGACCATTTCCCAGTGTTAGTCCTGTTTCCCATATTGTTGCTCATCGTTCCCCCAATCAAACAGAATAAAGCGCTTAAAAAATGGCCCCGAAGGGCCGTTATAATTAGTAAGTGTAAAAGTCCCCGCAAATACCAAGATAACCTCCAGCGGCATCTCGTCTTGAAAGTAATGCCGTAAGATTAATGCAAGGTGTCCATTTTTGGATAGAGGGGATGTATATAACGATATAGTCGGCTGGGATTATATGCTCCTGACCATGTTGGGAAAAGTGTTTAGCTGCTTTTTCTGCGACCTTTAAACCAGCTTTATCGGCTGATGACTCTGTCGCATAAAGCTTGCAAGGTGACTTGGTTTCAGTGAGCCTTTGATTGATCCGGTTTAGCAATTTTGTTGTTATATTCATTTTAGTTCTCTCCGTTGATAAGGTTGGTTGCCCCCGGGAGGGGGCGGTTAGATTAAATTGACTGAATCCGCTGGCGGTCTAAACCTTCGTAGATGCTATCGGTCCAGTCCTTGCCAAGATCACTCGTTGACATAATATATGGGCAGCTTGTATGTTCTTCACCCTCAGCGATCGCCTTTGTCACCCTAAATTGAATTATGCCATTATCAATGCTAGTGATAATGCCCTCGATGTAGCAGTCGTCGCGTGAGACGAAGTCATAAGAGCGAATTTTTTGTCCGATTTGAAAAGTAGTCATGCTGTTTTCTCCGTTGATTTATTAAGTTATGCATACATTGTAAAGCAATGATTTACACGTGTCAATACTTTAATTGTCCTGAAGCTTTCAAACCATATTCGAGCTCATCTGCCCATCTATCAGCCGTCATCATGCTGATGTACGGTACGTAGACAGCGTCTAGCAGCGAGAAGTCTACCGTCCAATCATCATCACTATAGAATCTGCACATCCCCTGTGCTTTAGAAACTTTTACATTCTCTAGACCGAATCTATCTTTAATAGCTTTTGTTATTTGTCTGCCAGTTGTCATTTTGGTTACCCCCTGTCACGTTCATATAAAACAACAGTTGTGTCCCGGTCCTTGTACGATTTCATGCACTTAACGAACTGGTCAAAGTTTTTAAAGTCCTTCATGTCGTAGCTATCATACCAAGCTCGAGTACGTTCATTGAAGTCATGGTATGAGGTTATCATATAGTGCCCTTCACCGTCGCTGTAGAAGTCTAAATCTAACCAGCTGCGTTTATATTTAACTCTTAAAACAATCCTATCTTCAATGTTCATTTTATTTCTCCGTTGATTTATTTAATTTATGTATATATTATAAAGCAACAGTTTACACATGTCAAATTTATTTTTGGTTAGCTCTGGCCCATTTAATGTTTAGATGCTTAATGTAGCCTAACACCTCTGGTGATGGAGCTACAGCAGGGATGCCAGCTTTCTTGGCGGGGAAGTGTCCAAACTTCTTTTTGAACGTGTGTGCTGCCCAACCGTCATTCATACCTTTCTTGCGACAGTATCCAAGCAGCTCTCCCAGCCATCTCTCTTTCTCAGCTGGTGGCACTTTTTTTAGCTTGGCAAGCTTGACATCAACGGTTTCAACGTTTGGCATTTTTGCTGGCTTATGGCCGCACTTTGGACAGATGAAGTGGACCAATATGTGATGGCATGATTCGCAAGCTGTCGGTAATGGTTCATCTTTCTCTTTCTTCTCCCGCTCTTTCTGTTCCTTGTTTTCCACGTCGCCATTGCACAGGTATTCTGGCAGCGGGTCGGTTGGGAAGCCAAGTCGAGAGATGTTGTTGCCATGGTCCAGTATTAAAGCTGGCGTACCGCACGATGATTTACGCAAAACTCGTCCGAGTATCTGAATGTGCAGCATCAGTGATTTGGTTGGTCTTGCATATATTAAGCAGGTCGTTTCCGGAGAGTCCCAGCCTTTAGTTGTGATACCCACGTTGCTTAATATTTTGATGTCACCGTCAGCGTGAGCATTTAATATTTGTTCGCGTTCCTCGGGGTTGGTGTAGGCGTCAATGTGTGCAGCTGATACGCCGTTGGCAATAAATTCGTCTACTATCGCTTCGGAGTGTGCCACGCTCACGGCAAAGCAAACTGTCTGCCTGTTGCCGCCTAGTCTTAGCCAAGTACTGACAACGTCGCCGATTAGCTTCTTTTTGTTGACTTTTTTTTCTAGGTCAGCACCGTTAAAATCTCCCGCTGTTGTTCTTACACCTTTCAGATCAATGGGCGCGCCGTAGGCCTCAAAGTCTGACAGGTAGCCTTTTTCGATTAGCGAGCCAGTTGTCTCCACAACAATTAGGTCATCGTATATCTTGCCAAGACCACGGGTGAACGGTGTAGCGCTCAGGCCAATGTACGGCAGATTGTTCCATGTCT